TCTATGTTGTTATCTACAACCAGTACCTCCAAGATGGATTTTTAGATAAAAATAAAATATATGAGCTCTGAGAAGATAGTATATGGGAATACTACTTATGAGGATCTACTGAAGGAAATTCATAAGAAGTCAAAAGATAAAGACAAACAGATTACCGCATTGATTGATCAGCTTAAACCACTGATTGGAGATACGGTAAACTCTGCTATTATGGTTGTTCCGTTGATTGCCAATTATCTAAATAGTTCACTAAAGAATGACGATAACTTGATTAAGTTGGCTACATTAGTTCAAAGAACAATGGCACCTGAATCCTCCTCTGATGATTTTTCTATGAGTGATGAGGAACGGGATCTTATCTTAAAGCAAGTTAACTCAATCAACAAAGAGGTTTCCAAACCAGTAGATAAGCAACAATTGCCTAATGAATGAGCCTACTTTAGCATCTAGCATAAGTCAGATATCTACCCAGCACCCTACCAGCTATAATAAACCCACTATTGGTAAAGTTATAGCTGTTATTCTTGGTGATGGGGATGTTCTTGGTGTAGACAACAAAGAGACTGCAAAGCAGATTTACAAGGAAAATGGTGCCCAAGCTGGCATAGGAAACATATATTATCTACCGGCTAACTCATCAACCCAGGTATCATCTCTTAGCTTTCATGACTTTACTAAGATTGCTAAGCCCGCAAAGCCTTACTCATCTAATTTAAGACATTACCCACAACCCGGGGAGTTAGTTCAGATTGAGAACGTTGGATCTAATAATGGATTTTCAGATCCAATAGTATACTACAAGGGACCAATAAATACATGGAATGATACTCAGCACAACTCTACGACAGGCATTGCAGATGTTAAGAATTATGTACGACCTTTAAAATTAAAGAAGGGAGACATATCGTTAGAAGGTAGATTTGGAAACTCAATTAGATATTCTGATCTAGGGACTATCATTAATAATGGACAGTACGATACCAAAAATCTAGATCACGTTACTGAATCAGTTTCTGCTGGAAGTTCTACTATCTGGATGACTAATAACCATGAGTTTAATTTTCCAGTTACTGGATCTAATTATCTTACAAAATACCATACAAAGCCAGATGCTATTGGAAAATACAAGGGGCATCAAATTGTTATGGAGTCAGATCGGGTAAACATACTATCGCATGTTGATGACATTATTATGTATTCAAGGCGTAGTACAGAGATTTATGGAGAAAAAATACTAACTCTAAACTCAGGAGTTTATACACATATAAATTCAGACAGTGTCTTCATTGGAAAGAATTTAGATAATCAAGCACCAAGCCAAGCTGCAGTTAGAGGGGATGATCTAGTATATGTATTGTGCAAATTATGCGAAAAACTAGGTGATTTTACTGATTCCTTGTCCAAATCATTCAATGGTCCAGAAGGAACGGAGATTGTAAATATAACGGCAGCGGCTTCCTTATTACAGCAAGATATAAAAGAAATTTTAGAAAAGGATATTAATTCCATATTGTCAGAACAAGTATTTTTAGAGTAAAATGGGAACTGAAACAGATAGTCTGAATAATGTTCAGCCGAATATGAATTCGGTTCCTGAACCAGATTTAAAGAAGGTAGCTAGTGTAGCTACTGGTGATATTGCTAAGGCAACTGCATATGTAGCTGTAGCAACATCTGTTCTTGTTGCAGGCAAAACTTTCTTCGAAAATGATCCAATGTTTAAGAAGAAACAAAAGCAAAAGGGAAAGACAAAAAAGAAGATTGCTGATCTAAAAAAGAAGTATGCTGAGTTAAAGGCAATGAGTTTTGCTGATAAACTTAAGGCTGCTGGAAAGTTTTTTGCTGCCAATAAAGGAATGATAAGAGGCATAATGAGTGCTTTATTATATCCCAAGATTGCAGAATTTGTTGCTGACTTTGGAGGAGCTTTCAGAAGTTATGAAGACTTAATTAAGGCTATCGATGATGCAAAATCGAAGGATGATATCATTCCTTTGAGAGCTAGAATCTTTGCAGCTAGGAATAGATTGACTCAATTGGAGTCAGATCTTGAGCTAATTATAAAGCTTCTTGATACGATCGCTGCATATGTTGAAGTTATGACTATGATATTACTGGCACTAGAAGTTCTTTATGTAGCCCTAAGTGCATTGGTAAAAGCAGCAACTCCTAGTCCTATTGTACCGGGTGCTGTAACTACGGCAGTTGATACTAGGATAACTGTTAAAGATGTTATTGATAAAATATTAGAGATAAGTTCCAAGTTATTGCTTATGATCGGCATTATATTGCCTATACTTGAAGCAATATTAGCAAAAGTAAAGGCTTTGAAGGCTAGATTGGACTCAATTGACGATGTTTTAGAGAATCCTGAGAACGTTTCAAGAGCAATAGAAGCTGATCAATTGGCAGGAATTCCTCTTGGATATCTTCAAGGAGCTGACTATAAGGGCTACAGATTCTTCATTAAGGAGGATCCTGACCCTAAATTTGAGATCAGTGGGCACAAAAGGCACTTTGCAGTGGCCTTGGATGCAGATAATGTTGAGGCATATACAAGTAAATTCTCCTACACTTCAGATCCTAATGTCTTAGTGGAAGAATTAAAACTAAAAATAGACGGTAACAATTTAAAAATATAAATATTTATAACTATGGATGCGAAAGCTTTAAAAAAAATAATCAAGGAGGCAGTCAAAGAAGGGTTCAGAGAAGTACTTCTTGAGAACCAACGTATTAATGAGTCTATACAGACACTTAATTTTACTTCTGCGGATGTAAACAGAAACCCAGGCGTGAGTCCTCAAGAAATGAGGGCACAGATGGCTAGTAAGATGGGTCTTATTGATAGTACTCCTGTTAAGAATTTTACCCCTGAACCAGGAAAATCTCCTGGATTATCCATATTGGATGAGTTTGCAAAGACAATAAACCCGGCAGACCTATCAAACTTTAGAAATTAACAATGGCTTATATAATTGGTAGAAATATTAACGTAGATGATCTTAATCCTAACAAAGTTGTTGGGATGAGTCTATCATTTAATGCTGGTAATGTATTTAAGCCAGTCTATGCTACCAAGGAACAAATAAAAGCCAATATTGTAAACTACACTTTAACCGGTCAAGGTGAAAGAATGTTAAACCCTGGATATGGTCTTGGGTTAAGAAACCTAATATTCGAATCAGAGAGTACTATTTCTGATAGAGAGGGTGAGATTAAGTCAAAAATACAGGCTAACTTCCCACAGATAAACATATTAGATTTTAGTCTGATGATGGATGACAACTACGAGAACACTTTGTTATTAAAAATGACATATCAAGTATCTAATACGGTTGATACACTTACTTTAGGTATACAATAAAAATGAAAAACGAAACAAAAAATATTTCATACATAGGGAAGAACTTTACAGATTTTAAGTCTTCATTAACCGAGTATACAAAGACATACTTCCCAGATACTTACGGAGATTTTACAGCAAACTCTGTTGGAAATATTTTTATTGAGCAAGCATCCTATATAGGGGATGTTCTTTCATTCTATATTAACAATCAGATTCTTGAGAACTTTGTACAATATGCAAGAACAAGGGAAGCTTTATTTGCTTTGGCATATGAGAAGGGATACCGTCCAAAAGTAACTTATGCTTCTGTTGCAGAGATTGCAGTATCTCAATATGTAGGGACTTTAAACTCAGCTCCAAACTTATTGGAAGCCATTGTGTTACCTAAAAATACAATAGTTAAGTCAAACACACAGCAATCATTCATAACAATGGATGAGGTTGACTTTAGTATATCTAGTGGAACTACTATCGTAAAGAATGGAAGTGGATATACACTGACTAAATATGTCAATGTAGTCTCGGCTGATATAAAAACTACTTCTTTTAACTTTGGATCTCCACAGAAATACTCTCAGGTAAAAATTAATGATGAGAATATTATTGGTATACTTGACGTTACTGATTCTTTGGGAAATCCATGGTATGAGGTTCCTTATCTTGCACAAGATACAATCATGCAACGTGTTCAGAATAACAAGCTGAGCAATCCTAAGTACAGTACTACTGATGGTGCCGATTATTTACTTAAGTATGTTAAGGTTCCTAGAAGATTTACTTCTAGGTTTTCTGATTATAACCAACTTTTATTGGAATTTGGGGCCGGAACAAACTACAAAGAGACGGAAGAATTGCTTCCAAATGCAGATTTAGCATCATTAGGAACTGTTGCTGGTATATCTAAAATATTTGATTCATATAATAGGTTTGACTACTTAACAAGCAAGAGTTACGGTATAGCTCCAGGAAATACTTCGCTTACTGTTAGATATCTTGTGGGTGGTGGCATACAGTCTAACCTTGCTAGTGATACAATAACTGGATTTAATTCGGCTGATATCAAAAGAAAATATACAACAGAGACCGATAGAACTTCTACTGTAACTATAACAAATGACCAGCCAAGTGTTGGAGGTCGTGATGGAGATACTAAGGATGAGCTTAGACTAAATATCATAAACTCATTCTCAGAGCAAGAAAGAACTGTAACAAAGCGTGATTATATTACTAGATCGATGATGATGCCATCGGAATTTGGTGCTATTGCTAAGGTTTACATAGAAAAGGATGATAAAGATCCACTTTTATTGAACTTATACACTCTTGCATATGATAGCAATAAGCATCTAGCAGTGCCTTCTTTAGTCTTAAAAGAAAACTTAAAGGAGTATTTGAGCTATTACAGGGCAGTAAATGATACACTGACAATAAATAATGCTTACTATGTTAACGTTGGGATCAACTTTGACATTGTAGTATATCCTAGCTTTAATGCATCCGAGGTTATTATGAATTCTATCATAGAACTTAAGTCATTTTTTGCTATTGACAACTGGCAGATAAACCAACCGATTGTTATGTCTGATATTTACAACACTATCAGCAAGATAAAAGGGGTTCAAGTTGTAACGAATGTAGAAGTTGTAAACATAAGCGGTGGCGATTACTCACCATATGCATATGATGTCAAGTCTGCAACTAAAAACAATATCATATATCCACCAAAGGACCCTAGTTGTTTTGAGGTTAGATTTTTAGATAATGATATTAAAGGAAGATCTGTTTCCAAATAATATTAGTATCAAATATTTATAATATAATAGACAATTACTTAAAATGGCTTCATATAAATTATTTCCACACGCAGATGCAACGATATATTCAGACACTCCTGACTTAAATACTGGGCTTGATGAGATATTAGAAATAAGAAATATTGCCGGAAGTAATAACTACAATGAGGTTTCTAGAGTCTTGATGAAGTTTGATCAAGGAGAGGTCACTGATATTTTTAGTAATAAGGTTAAGGGTTCTAATTTCAGAGCATACCTTAAAGTATATAATACCGAGACAAGAGAACTTCCATTCCAGTACACATTAAATGCTTTTGCAGTTTCTCAATCATGGGATATGGGTATCGGAAAGTTTTTATATTCTCCATATATAACAGAGGATGTAACTTGGACTAATAGAAAGAATGGGACAGTTTGGTGGGATCCTTTAACTCACTTAGATGCCTATACTGAGATGAACTATAAAAGTGATCTTGGTGGGGGGGTATGGTATACTACATTGATAGCAAGTCAATCCTTTGGATATTCTGATAATAAGGATATTAAGATGGATGTAAGTGATATAATAGAATCACAGTATTCTGCATCAATTCCTAACAATGGAATCATACTTAAGTTTACATCTTCCCTTGAGTTTACAACTGGATCAAATACTTCAATTAAGTTTTTCTCTAAGGATACTCATACTGTTTATCCACCACATATTGAGATTGTATGGGATGACTCTTCTTATGTTACTGGATCACTTTCTGTTTTGACAACACCAAGCATTTTGCTTTCGGTCTCAAACTTAAAGGAATCATATAATCAAGAAGAAGTAGTTAGAATGAGATTGTTTTGTAGAGAACAGTATCCACGAAGAGTATTTACTACATCTTCTATGTATACTACAAACAAGGCTTTACCACAAGGATCCCAATGGGCACTAAAGGATGTCAAAACTGATGAATATGTTATCAATTTTGAAACTCTTAATAAAATATCTTGTGATTCAACTGGAAATTATGTAGATTTATACATGAATGGTCTACAGCCAGAAAGATACTATAAGCTAATTGTCAAGACAACAATCAACGGAAGTACGGTTATTATTGATAACAAGAGCTATTTTAAGGTTAGGATCTAATGGAGAAGATAGAATTACTCAAGGATGTTTATGTTGACAGTTCTTACTCTAATATCATAGATAGAGAGTTCAAGGAATTTGATGCAACAACAGATACTACGGCACAGACAAGACCTACAGTGGAGCAGTTCTTTGCTATGTATGATGAGCTTTTTTATGACATCCCAAAAGAAGGAGACTCAAATAGTCATCGTGTTTTATTAGATAAAAGTGCAAAATATCTAGGGGTAAATGTATCAAGTAATAGCATACAAGCCCTAATTGATGAGGTTACATCTTTAAGACAGCAAATACTAGATGCTGCAACCGCATCATCAATCAAAATATAGTAGATGGCAATTATTAATGTAGTAGGTAACGTTTCAAATAAGTCAATGGTGTCTCCATACGATGCCAAGGATAGCAATCTATTAACAGAAGTTCTTTCTAAAAGATCCTACAACCCACAAACAGATTCAATCCTATTATCCATCCAGGATATTAATGGAATGGAACTTGCTAGTATACAAAACTATCAAAATTATTCTCAAACTGTATTTTCTGATCTAAATGAGGATGGATCATTTTCAGAAATATCAGTTGATCCTGTAGAAGATTTAAAACAGTTTGGCTTTAAGGAAGGAAATTATATCCTTAAGTATTTGGTATTACGCCCGATACTTACAAACAATAGTCCACAATTTTACATAAAGGAGATATTCTCAAAAAGAGATGAAATTACTTTAGTAAAGGTTATGGACGATCCATTGCTTTTATCTGAGGCTACAGACTTTAAGGCAAGGTTAGACAGTAATGATGATATTAAGGACTTTATTGTAGAAATAGATGGTTCTACTTTCTATTTAGCAAACAACTTAAAGCCAAGACAAAATACTACAACCAATCAAATAGAGGTTGGTATCAAGTTATATAAGCCATTAGGACTAGAAGTAGAAACAAAGTCTGTTATAAGCCTTTTTGAAGAGCTTTCATTAGCAAACTCATTTACCGTAAACCTAAATACTGTAATAACAAGCAGCCCCGGTTTAGAGTTAATTGGAACTAACTTTAATGTACCAATAAATAGTGGCTATCATGTAACAGGTGAGAACACATCTCAATACAACTTAACTAGCCTTATTAATGCTACGTCATTGCAAGAAATAAACAACCTTATTTCTAACAATAACATAAAGCTTAATATTGACTATACAATTACCGAGAGAGATAGCTTTGCAAATTTCATGAACTATGGATCAGCAAACAGAAGACTTCAGGTATTCAAAC